TCTTTATTCCGGCAGGCAAAACGCCCTGGGCAGACGCCCACGACTATGTGGAGCGCATCCGCAGCAACTACGGCTATTCCGGCGACAGCGACGGCAGCCGCTACATTCCCCTGGAGATGGGCGGCGGCGGACGAGGAAACGGAGGCGGCGGTTTCTCCTACGAGGCGGCCCCCACCTACACCAGCCGCTACCAGAACCAGATCGACGACCTGACCCGCCAAATCCTTAACCGGGAGGCGTTCAGCTACGACCCGGAGAAGGACCCCACCTATCAGCAGTACAAGGAGAGCTACACGCGCAGCGGCGAGCGGGCGATGCAGGACACCCTGGGGCAGGTCAGCGCCCGCACAGGCGGCCTTGCAAGCAGCTATGCGGGCAGCGCAGCGCAGCAGACCTATGACAACTACATGGGGGCGCTGGCCGATAAAATCCCGGAGCTGAAACAGCTTGCCTACTCCATGTACCAGGACGAGGGCAACACCCAGAGGGCAAACCTGGAAATGCTGGTGGCCCTGGAGCAGGGCGACTACGCCAAGTACGCCGACCTCCTGGCCCAGTACAACACGGACCGGAGCTTCGACTACGGCGTGCATCGGGACAATATCAGCGACGAGCGCTACAACAACGAGTGGAACTATTCCGTGGGCCGGGACCAAATTGCGGACAAGCGCTACAACAACGAGTGGAACTATTCCGTGGGCCGGGACCAAATTGCGGACAAGCGCTACGAGGACGAGACCGCCTACAACCGGGAGACCTACAAGGACGAGACGGAGTACAACCGGGCGCTGGCAAAGGCCCAGACCCTCGCAGCGGGCGGCGACTTCTCCGGCTACAAGGCCCTGGGGTACACGGACCAGGAGATCGCGGGCCTCAAGAGCGCATACAACAAGGCGCAGGCATCCGTTCGCTCCGGCGGAAGCAAGAGAGGCGGCTCAAGCGCCAGCGAGGACGTGTACGCAGGAATGTACAAGGCGGGCATCCGCAGCGAGGGTGACGCATACGCCTGGCTGCTGTCCGCCGGGTACAATACCACCCAAGCCGGAAAGCTGGCCGGGTATTACGCCGACTGGATGAAAAACCAGGGCGGCAGCGGAGACAGCGGCAGCGACGCCCAGATCGGCAACCAGCACGGGGATAGCTGGATTTATATTCCAGGCCATGGCCGCTTCACCTACGACGAGGTGGAGAACTACGTCAACAGCGGAAAGGTCATCGAGACCTACGACAGCGCGACCAACACCTACACCTACAAGTGGAACGGCAATAAGAAGTAAGGAGGCGGCCCTATGGCAAGCGCAAGCGATTTTTTGAAGAAGCGGACGGCGGCGCGGCAGCAGGCCGAGAGCATCCAGAGCAGCGACAAGACCCCTCTGGGCAAGAATGACGACGGCACCGTAACGCGGGCGAGCAACTTTCTGCGGAACAAAGCCGCAGAACGCCGGGCCGTCATCGACCAGCAGTACGGCAAGGATGCCTACGGCGGCAGCGGCAGATACGAGGCGGACAAGGCCCAGGGCTTCAATTCCTGGCTGGAGAGCGTGAACGGCCTCTCCAGCCAGTTGGGCAGCGACTACCAGAGCCGGGACGGCAAATTCCAGAGTGCCGCAGACTTTGGGAAGTACCGGGATGACAACGACGCCCGCATCAGCGTGATGCAGAACAGGGCCAACGCCTACCGCACCTACTTCCAGGACAACCGGGAGATATACGGAGAGGGTGCCGTGAACGGCGTCCTCTCCACCCTGGACCAGGGCAGCAAGTACCTGGAGGAGCTGCGGGGCGGGCTGAACAGCGAGTATGACTTCTGGTCCCAGTTCAAGGACGAGAACGACTACAACACCTACCAGCGGGGCAAGGAATATGCCGCGCTGGCGGAGAAACCCGATTTTGCAGAGAAAAGCCAGTACAAGAGCACGGCCAACGGCCAGGAGAAATTCAACGCATGGAGCGGGACCTACTCCAACAGCGGCTTTGACGACATCGCCTACGACTACATCAACCGCAACGAGGAGGCCCGCAGCCGCCAGATGCTCTCCGACATCCAGAGCAACGCGTCCCTGCTGGGCCTGGACAACAGCGAGCGGCGGGAGATGACAGATGACGAGATCGCCACCTTCAACTACCTGTACGCCCAGGACAGCGCCAACGGCGACGCGGAGCACAAGAACGCCTACGCCTACATCGACTACCTGACCAGCGACCTCAACTACCGCCAGCGGGCCAAGGCAGAGGAGGAATGGGCCGCCTACGCCAAGGAGCACCCGGTGGGGTCCTCCGCGTTCAGCGTGCTGGAAAGCCCTCTCAAGGGCCTTTCCTACCTGGGCCAGGCGGCGGACTACCTCTCCGACGGGGAAATCGACCAGAACGCAGGCTACAACAAGTTCAGCTACATCAACAGCGCCATCCGCAACGAGGTGAACACCATTGTGGAGGACAACTGGGGCGGCGTGGGCAGCTTTGCCTATCAGACCGGCATGAGCATGGGCGACTTTCTGCTGAATACCGCCATCACCGGCGGCAACCAGGCACTCTCCCTTGCCATCATGGGCACCGGCGCGGCGGCGGATGCCACCATCTCCGCAAAGGACCGGGGCCTGTCCGATAACCAGGCGTTTGCCCTGGGCACCATCGCAGGCGCGGCGGAGATCATCACCGAGAAGGTCAGCCTGGATGCCCTGCTGGACAAAACCGCGCTCACCAAGAGCGCCATGGGCTACTTCCTCAAAAACACCCTGGCCGAGGGCAGCGAGGAAGTGGGCAGCGACATCATCAACCTGGTGGCCGACGTGCTCATTTCCAAGGACAAGAGCGAGTGGCAGACCTCCATCGACGCCTACGAGGCGGAGGGCATGACCGAGAAGGAGGCGTTCTGGCGGGCCGTCCGGGACCAGGCGGAGAACATGGGCCTGGACTTCCTGGGCGGCGCTGTCTCCGGCGGCGTGATGTCCGGCGCGGGCATCGCCATCAACGCGGGGCTGAATGAATACGGCGCACGGCGCACCGGCGCGGAGTTCCAGGCGATGGGCGACGACGTGGTGCAGGCCACCATCCAGGAAGGGCTTGCAAGCGACCCCAGCACCCAGAGCTACAAGCTGGCCGTGCAGCTCCAACAGAAGCTCGACGCCGGGCAGACCCTCACCAACGCAGAAATCGGGCGGCTGTACCAGGCCAACGTGCAGGCCATCGACGCGGAGGACGGCAGCGGCGACCTGCTGCTGCGGGCCGCCGAGGAAGTGACCCAGAAGGGCCGCGTGACCAACAACACCGCCATCGACATTTTGAGCAACCCCACCGCCATCAACACGCTGACGCAGGAGGCTGGGCTGAACATCAGCGAGGACATGAGCAAGTCCCAGCAGCGCAAGGCCGTCAAGAACGCCGTGGCGACCCTTGCAAGGACGCAGAGCGACGTTTCTACGAACGCGAGGGAAACTGCCCCCGCCGCAACGGAAGCCCGGCAGACGGCCACGCAGGAGACCGTGCGCCCCGCCATGCAGGTGGAGCAGCAGCGCCCTGCGGCGCAGCAGGCGTATGACATCCGCCGCGTGCGGGACGCTGCGGCCAGCCTGGGCGAGAACGGGGCCAAGGCCCTCACCGCCAGCTACGACGGCAGCGTGCGGGCCGACGACTACTACGCAGGCTTCGCCTCCTACTACGAGGCGGGCATCTCCGGCATCGACATGGACAAGGTGCAGAGCCGCTATGCCGCGCAGCTCAACCAGGCGCAGCGCTTCGCGGCCTACTCCGCCGGTCAGAACGACGCGGCGGCCTCCCTGGCCCTGGAGCGGGAGGGCGTCAAGAGCGCCACGGTGTACGGCGACGAGGCGGGCTTCGTGCAGTCCGAACATTCCGCCAGCCTGCCCAAGGAGACCGTGCGCTTCTACAACAGCCTGGCCCGTGCCGCCGGGGTGAAAATCCAGATGGCAGAGGCCACCGGCAAGGGCGGCGCAAACGGCTGGGTCAGAAACAGCACCATCCCCCTCCCCGTCAGCGCCGAAAACCCCGGCACGGTGGTGGCAAAGCACGAGATCACCCACCGGATGCAGGAGATGGCCCCGGAGGCATACCGGAAGTACCGCGACTATGCCATGTCCGCGCTGACCGAGCGGGACGGCTCTACCGCCTCCATCGTGGAGCAGTACAAGAGCCGCTACGCCGAGGCAGGCGTGAACCTCTCCACGGAGCAGGCCATGGACGAGATCGCCGCCGACTTCACCGAGGCGCTGACGGTTGACCCAGCCAGGTTTGAGACCCTGGCAAAGGAAAACCGCAGCGTGGCCCGGAAGCTGCTGGACGCCGTGCGGGACTTCATCCGCAAGGTCAAGTCTCTGTTCAAGGGCAACAAGACCGCGCAGAACCAGGCCGCCGCCAACGCCTACGGCGTGAGCATCGACACCCTGGAGGAAGCGGCCCGCCTCTGGGAGGAGGCACTGAAAGCGACCAGCGAGCAGACGGCAAACAAAAACGCCGCCCAGACGGACGGCGGCACAAAATTCTCTATCAAACGGACCTCTCAAATGACGCTGGCCCAGCAGCTCAAGATGTTTTACGACGGGAAGATGGCCTCCAGCGATGCGTTCTACTTTGGGGAGACCCCTGCGGTACTGGAGAAGTCCGGCTTTGATGCGCTGCCCCTGGCTATGACCATCGGAGACTTCCGCAAATCCACCCAGAAGAAGCACAACATCCCCCGCCGCGTTCTGAAAAACCTTATGGGCAACCTGGCTTCCCCTCTGTTCTCCTTTGGGAGCGGAGACCGGGCCGGTATCGTTCTGAACGACATCGACGGCGACGGCTACACGCTGCTGGCAGCGCTGGAGCGCGGGACCGATATGGACCGCAAGCCTGTCAATGTCATCAACAGCCTGTACGGCCTTGAGCACCCGGCGGAATGGATTAAGAACCAAATCGACAGCGGGAACGAGTTTGTCCTGTACGATGAAAAAAGAGCAAATGCGTTTCTCCAGACCTACGGCTACATGGCCTCGGTGGGAGATGGCATTCGCTCTACGGGTGAGAGTGTAACCCAGAACGGGGCGGAAGTCAAGACCAAATTTTCTCTCAAGACCCCGGTGGAGGAGACGGACAAGCTGCTGGCCCTGCACAACAAGGACGAGAACAGCATCCTGGCTGCCATCAAGCTGGGCGGCCTGCCCATGCCCTCTATCGCCATTGTAAAAGCCAGGGACGGGCACACCAAGTACGGCCCCATCTCCCTTGTGTTCAGCAAGGACACCATCGACCCGCAGCTATTCCGAGCCAACAAGGTGTACGGCGGCGACGCCTGGACGCCGACAGCCCCGCGAGTAGATTACCCCGTGAACAGCAAAAAGGCATCCCAGGTGGAGCACGAGCTGCACCGGCTGGCCGGGGATGTCTCCGTGGCCGGGGGCATCTTCGGGAACAGCGCCGCCCTGCGCTCTATTGGCATCGACGACACCAGCACCAGGAGCACGGCAGAGCTGGCGGAGAAGCTGGCCTCCACGGACACGGTGCGGGCGGCCTATCTGGCAGACCAGGGCAAGAGCCTGGAGCCGGTGAAGATGGACAAGGTGTGGGACAAGTTCGGTAACGACACCCTGCAAAAGGTGGTTGACCGCCTGGGCGTGAACACGCTGGCTGAAATCGAGGCCAACCTGGAGACCGGCGAGAGCGTGAAGGACGCCCTGGGCGAGAATGCCGAGGTCATCCGCGACATTCTCCGGGACTACTACCGGGAACAGGGCGAACCCATGCTCCGCAGAATGGCCGTCAAGAGGCATTGGACCGACGCGGAGATCAACGAAAGACGGCAGACCCGCATCGACAATTCCATGGACGGCGTTTCCATCTTCACCCTGGAGGACATCGTTCACCACGCATGGGATATGTACCAGGACGGCGGCGCGACCAAGGGCGAAATTGACCGGATGGCTACCTCTGACGCGCTGCGCAGCGCCGTGGATGACCACGCCGTTGAGGAGTGGATTGCCGGGAAGCTGGACGGCCTGCTGGGCGAGGCGGGCATCTACAATGGCAAGGACCCCTACACCCCCTCCGGCAATCTCCGCAGCTTCTCGCAGCTCCACTATGCCTACACCCTGGAGAACATCGTCAAGGCGATGAAGGAGGGCCAGGAGGAGCGCGGCGGCAACACCTGGGGCGCAAGCGCCAAGACCCTGCAATCCGTGGCGACGCCGGAATACCGCAGCATCCAGGAGATCAAGGCGGACAGTGGGCGGCTGGGCATGGACGAGGGGACCGAGTATGAAGCAAAGCTCCAGGCCATTGATGACCAAATCGGCAGCATCATCACGAAGATCAAGCAGGGAAACAAGGCTCATTCCGACAATTCCTTCGTCGAGAGCGACATCATCGGCAGCATCCTGATGGAAACGTCCAAGGGCAAGAGGACGGTGGACGCTATCATGCGGGCCTTCTCCAAGGAGGGGTACAAAATCAGCAGCCAGACGGCCCAGGACATCCAGGCTGTCTACCAGGCGGCGGCGGAAATGCCCACCGGCTATTTTGAGGCCAAGCCCCAGCGGGCCGTCGGCTTCGACGAAGTGCTGGCCGCCGTCATCCCCGATGACAGCAGCAAAAAGCTGCGGGACGGTCTGGAGCAGGCCGGTGTGCGGATGCTGGAATACAAGACCGGAGACGACGCGGACCGCCTTGCCAAGATCAACAGCGTGGAGGGCGCACGCTTCTCCCTCAAGGGGCGGGACATCCTCCAGGAGAACGCGGCCTTGCAGGAGGAAAACCGGCTGCTGCGGGAGCAGATGAAGGACTATATCGCCATCCAGCGCCGGAGCGGGAAGCTCCAGGAGAGCCGGGACTACTGGCAGGGCCAGACCCGGCGGACCCGGCGCGTGACCACGGACAAAAAGGCCGTGACCGCCGCCGCGAAACAGCTTATCCAGAACTACGGGGCCGACATCGCGGTGAAGGACATCCAGGGAGACCTCCAGAGCCTCTATGACTACATCGCCAGCGGCTACGACGGCAAGGACGAGCTGACCTACACCGAGGCCCGCCGCCGGGCGGAGGACATCGCGCAAACCCTGGTGAGCAACGCGGTGGCCGTGGACAGCGATATGTACGATGCGTACAGCGACCTGCGGGACTACCTGCGGACGACCAAGATCATCTACGGCAAGGAGTACCACGGGGACATCGCAGACTACGGCGATTTCCGCAAGCGGCAGTTCGGGCGGCTGAACCTGGGCAGCGAGGGCCACACCAACATCGACCAGGTGTACCAGGAGCTTTCCTCCCGCTGGCCGGAGTTTTTCAGCGAGCAGGAGCAGACCCATCCGACGGACCAGCTCCTCCACATCGTGGAAGTGCTGGACGGCATCAGCGAGATCAACGAGTACAACCCCTTCTCCCGCTACATGGACCAGGCCGTGACCGGCGCGGCGAACGAGATCATGGAGACCTTCTTCGACCTGCCCCAGACGCGAAAGACCTTTGCGGACCGGCAGGCATTGAAGCTGGAGAACGCCAAGGCCAAGGGCCGGGAGCAGGTCCAGAAGGTGCGGGAGCAGTACGCCACCCGCCTGGCGGAGCTGCGGGAGCAGAACCGGCAGCGGGTACAGAACGCCATCGCCAAGGAGCGGGAGGCCCGCGAGCGGCAGATGGGTGCCCTGAAAGACCGCTATGCGGCCAAGGACGCAGCGGGCCGGGAACGCCGGGCGGCCCGTGAGCTGCGGGCCAAAATCACCCGCCATGCCAGCGCCCTGTCCCAGAAGCTCCTCCGCCCCAGCGACCAGCACCACATCCCGGAGGCCATGCGCGGAAGCGTGGCCGCTATGCTGGAGAGCATCAACCAGGAGAGCCAGTACACCCTCGACGAGAACGGCAAGCGGGCGAAGGACGGCAGCGGCACCCCCACCAAGCGGACCGAGGCGTTCCGCGCCCTCAAGGAGCAGTACGCCAAGATCGTGGCCGAGGGCGGGGATATGGTCATCGACCCCTCCCTGCTGGGCAGCGACGCCGACGGCATCAAGGGCGGCTTTGATGCGGTCATCGCCATGAAGGACACCAAGCTGGCCGACATGAGCGTGGCGCAGCTTCAAACCGTGTGGCAGGTGGTCAAGGCCGTGGAGCACAGCGTGAACACGGCGGGGAAAGTCCTGTCCAAGGCCAAGTACGCCAGGACGGCGGACTGGGCGCAGGCTCTCTCCATCGGGACCAGCAGCCGCCGGGCCAAGAACAGCCTGACCCGCAACCACGCCCTCATTGACCTGGAGACCCCGTACACCTTCTTCTCCCATTACGGAGAGGCGGGCAAGGCGGTCTACCGGATGCTGCGGGACGCGCAGGACCAGCAGCAGCTCATGGTGGACCATGTGGCCGAGGAGGTCCGCAAGATCGTGGACCCCAAGACGGTGAAGAAGCTGGAGACGACCACGCATACCTTCACCACGGAGCGAGGCGAGGAACTGACCCTTTCCACGGCCCAGGTGATGGAGCTGTACGAGCTGGTGAAGCGCAAGCAGGCCCACGACCACCTGCTCAAGGGCGGCGTGGTCCAGCCAGAGATCAAAACCTCGCAAATCCGGCGCGGCACGGACAGCATCCGCCTGACGGAGGGCGACCTGGTGAACATCACCGGGACGCTGACACCGGAGCAGGTGAAAATCGCGGACGGCCTGCAAGGACTGACCCGTGGCGTGCTGGCCGACTACGGCAACAAGGCCAGCATGGAAGCCTATGGTTATAAGAAGTTCACCGAGAGCGACTACTGGCCCATCAAATCGGCCAAGGAGGGCCTGCACAGCAACATCGAAAAGGGCGGCAACAACACTCGCTCCATTAAGAACATCGGCATGGCAAAGACCACGATGCCCCACGCGAGCAACGCCCTGGACCTGGCGGGCATCTTCACTACCTTTGCCAACCACGCCTCCGACATGACGGACTATGCCTCCTGGCTCTGCACGATGGAGGACATCAACCGCCTGTTCAACTACCAGTTCCGGGACGAGGAGGGCAACCCAACCGGCAAGACCATCAAGGGCCTGCTGGACCGCGTGGGCGGCCCCGGCAGTCAAAAATACTGGCACAACCTGATGGAGGACATCCAGAACGGCATCAACGCCCCCGGCGACAGCCCCATGTGGGACATCGCCGGAAAGACCATCGGCGGCTTCAAGGGCGCAGCCGTGGGCGCGAACATCCGCGTGGTCATCCAGCAGCCCACGGCGTTCTTCCGGGCGGCGGCGGTACTGGACCCCCAGGACATGGCGCGGGGCCTTGCAAGAGGCGTTACGCGGGGCAGCGGATGGAAGAAAGCCCTGCAATACTCCCCCATCGCCATGCGGAAGGATGCGGGCGGCTTCGACATCTCCAGCCCCTACAAGATGACCGAGACGCTGTTCGACAACCGGACGAACGTGCGGAAGCTGAACGACGCCCTTTCCGCCCCTGCGGGCGCTGCGGACGCCGTGACCTGGGGTAAGCTGTGGAACGCCTGCGAGTGGGCCACGGCGCGGGAACACCAGGGCCTCACCAAGGGCAGCGAGGCGTTCTACCGGCAGACGGCAAAGCTGTTCGCGGAGGTCATCGACCAGACCCAGGTGGTAGACGGCGTGCTCCAGCGGTCCAACATCATGCGCTCCAGCAACGCGGTGGTGAAGCAGGCGACCAGCTTCATGGGCGAGCCTATCATGAGCCTCAACCTGCTGATGCGGGCCTATGACCAGGTGCGCTACGAGCAGAACAGCCAGAAGCGCGGCAAGGCCATCAAGACGATGGGCCGGGCGGCCACGGCCCTGGTGGTGACGAACGTGGTCAACGCTCTGGCCCAGAGCCTTATCGACGCCATGCGCGACGATGACGAAGATAAAAAATACTGGGAGCGCTTCCGGGCTGCGTTCACCGGCATCTCCGGTGACGAAGAGACCCCCTGGGAGAAAGCCTGGAACGCCATCACGGAGGGCAACGTCGGCAGCAACATGAACCCCCTGGGGCAAATCCCCTTTGTGAAGGACGCGCTGTCCATCATGCAGGGCTACGAGGTGTCCCGCACGGAAATGGAGATCGTGTCCGACCTTATCCAGGCCGGACAGACGGCCATCCAGAGCGCCGACGGCCAGGGCAAGCGGACCAGGGCCTACGCCCTCAAGGGACTGCTGGCCGCCGGTGCAAAGATGTTCGGCATCCCGGCCTCCAACCTGACGCGGGATATGTGGGGCCTGGCCCGGAGCGCAGCGGTGGAGACCGGCAACATCCCGCTCCAGTATGAGATGGAAAAGGCTATCTACAACATCTCCAACACCGGCAACAAGAACCGCTATTACGCCATTCTGTACCGGGCACTGGAGCAGGGCGACATGGACACCTACCAGCACATCAGGGACGACCTGATGAACAGCATGGGCGTGGACGGCGCGAGCATCGACAGCGCCATGCGGAGCCGCTACAACAAGGCCGTTGAGAAGGACCCGGACTACACCCTGCCCCAGAGGGCACGGGACCTTATCGGCAGCCGGGACAAATACGCCCCGGCCAAGGAGAAGGAGGAGACCTTCGGCGCGGACGACCTGGGCAGCAGCGCCTACCGGGCATACTCCGACCAGCGGGCCAACGACTACCGCAGCATGGCCGACGACCTGACGAGCAGCCCTATTTTCCAGGGAATGGACGACGAGGCCCGCGACAAGGTGCTCAAGGCGGCCTATGATCTGGCCGACAAGAGCGCCCTGGCGGACCATTCCGACGGACAGTACGAGGTCAGCACCAAGTGGATGGCCCAGGCCGACGACGCAGAGGCCCAGGGCATCGAACCCTGGGAGTACGTCCTGTTCCACACCGCCTACAACGAGATGGAAGGGACCAAGGACGCAGACGGTAAGACCGTGAAGGGCGAGGCCAAGAGCGACCATGTGCGGGAATGGCTGGAGGACTTCTCCAGCCTGACCGACGAGCAGCGGGCTTTCCTCTGGGGGACCGTCTACACCAGCGAATGGTAAAGAAATGGGAGCAGGTCATCCCTGCTCCCATTTTTTCATGTCGTCACCAACAATTTCCGCACTTCGAGTACCCCAGATACTCGCAGTATTCTATATTATGCGCCCAGTATTCGTCAGCACCCTGGAACACAGGGCAATCGTAATTGTGATAACGGTTTGACCCTTCTACGATGAACCCAATGTTGTTGTAAAGAAAAGTGGCGTCGTGAAGATAGCCGGACAAATCCTCGTTCCGAGCCTCCAGGTCGTTCACTTTTTCTTGCAGTTGCGTCTTTTCGGTGGATAGCGCGGAAACTCTGGAGCGCAATTCCGCATTCTCCGCTGCCAGGTCATCCCGCGCTGCCGTGAGCACGGAGACACGGTAGCCAAGGATGCAGGTGCATACCACCAGCAAAGCAGCGGCTATGCAAAGCGGAACCACCGGAGACCGCTTTCCCGGCTTCGGCTGTTCGGTTTCAACTCCGGGCGGGGTCTGGCCCGCCTGGATGAACGGTGTGCCGCACAACTTCTCCCCCGGCTGGGGAGAAAGGCTTTCACAGTCACACGGCTTTCCCTCCGGGACGAGCTGCCCACACTTCGGGCAGGTGTACCATCGTTCCTTCGGTATGGCCGGTACGGGCTTTTTCTCCAGGACGCTCCTTGCAAGGCGATAGAACACATACCCCCAGAGCAGGGCTGGCATGGTCCGCACGGCGTTCCCGTCGTATGTAAGGAACTGCCAAACGGCCCATACGGCAATCGTGTACACAGCGCTGAATATCCGCAGGTATCGGACACGGAGCGGTTTCTTTCGGAGCAGAGCCAGAAGCATAGGCCCTGCCCCGTATGTAGCGGCGGTCACAAGGGCGCTGACGGCAAATTCAATCCAGATCATAGGGCAATCCCTCTCTTTCAAATTTTTATCTGCTTCGGGGCGAAAAGGATGCGGGGCTTTGATATGCTCAATGGGAAAGGCAGGTGATACCAATGGAGTGGAACATCATCGTGGGACTGGTATGCACGGTGCTGGGTGCTGTCATCAGTTATGCCACCTTCTCCCGCAACAAGGGAAAAGACGACAGGAGCAACGGCCAACAGCTCGGCACCGTTTTGACAGAGCTGGGGTACATCAAGTCCAACACGGACGAGATCAAGACGGAACAGCGAGAGCAGCGCAAGACCAACACAGCGGTGGAGGGCCGTCTGGCTGCCGTGGAGGCCAGCGCCAAGTCCGCACACCACCGCATTGACCATCTGGAGGCGGTACGAGATGAAGAACATTAAGACGACCACGCGGCGGCTGTTCGTGACAACGCAGATCGCCGCGCTGGGGTGGGTCACGATGTCCTACCTCATCGCCCTGTACGCCACGGTGCGGCTGGGCCAGGTGTTCCCGGTGGTGGACCTGTCCGAGCAGGCCATCGAGACCATCCTGGGCGTGAACGTCCTCAAGGTGGTGGAGAATATCTTCGAGCACAACGACGGGGTGGTGTTCGGCAAGAGCAACGCACCGGAGAAGAAAATCAAACGAGATTGCTAAAGGAGGAAATCGAAATGAAAACCTATATCGGCACGAAAATCATTGAGGCGGTCCCCGCTATTCGCAAGGGCTGCAAAGTCTATGAGAAGGACCAGCCCATCGCCATGGGCATGGTCCCCGATGAGGAGGGCTATAAGGTCTGCTACCCGGACGGCTACGAGAGCTTTAGCCCCAAGGCCGTGTTTGAGGAAGCGTACCGCCCCATCGACAGTATGAACTTCGGGCTGGCTATCGAGGCCATGAAGAAGGGGAAGAAGTGCAGACGGGCGGGCTGGAACGGAAAGAACCAGCACATTGAGCTGGCCTCTGCCATCAGTTACACGTCCCCGGCTGGCACAATCGTCAATGCCGAGCACGCGGCCATTGGGAACAAGGCTATCGCATTCTGCGGCACTTCCGGCGTGCAAATGGGATGGCTTGCAAGCCAGGCGGATATGCTGGCCGACGACTGGGAAATCGTGGAGTAAAGGAAGGAGCACATCATGGATATTACGACCATCATTGAAGCGGCGGCTGCCCTTGTGGCTGCCGTCATCACCGCCGTGGTCATTCCCTATATCAAGAGCCGGACCACGGCCCAGCAGCAGGCGGAGATCAATGCCTGGGTGAAGATCGCTGTGACGGCGGCGGAGCAAATCTACCGTGGCAGCGGGCGCGGCGAGGAGAAGAAAGCCTACGTCCTCAACTGGCTGGCGGAGCACGGCATCACCCTGGACGGGGAACGCATCGACGCGCTCATTGAGGCCGCCGTCTACGAACTCAACCACGGCGTTCTGAAAGAAGGCGGCGCGGCATGACGGAGCAGCAGTTGCGGCAAAAGGTCGTGAACACGGCCAGGGGCTGGCTGGGCCGCAGGGAAAGCGACGGAAGCCACCGAGCCATCATTGATCTTTACAACGCCCACAAGCCCCTTGCAAGGGGCTATCAGGTGCAGTACACGGACGCGTGGTGCGCGACGTTCGTCTCTGCCGTCGCTATCAAATGCGGCCTCTCGGACATTATGCCGCTCGAATGTGGGTGCGAGGCTATGATTTCCCTCTATCGTTCTCATGCGGTGAGCCGCTGGGAGGAGGACGAGAGTATCACGCCACAGCCTGGCGACGTGGTTTTCTACGACTGGCAGGACAACGGCTCCGGCGACGACCAGGGAGCCGCCGACCATGTGGGAATTGTGTCCAGCGTGAACGGGCGCGTCCTCAAGGTCATTGAGGGCAATTTCTCGAACAGCGTCAAGGAGCGGACGCTCAATGTAAACGGAAAGTACCTCCGGGGCTTTGGCCTCCCGGCGTACTACACCAAAACAGACACCAAGGAGGATTCCGACATGGATATTAACGAGGCAAGAAAGCAACTGACCTCTTGTGCCGACACCGGGGATAATCCCTCCGCCTGGGCCAAGGAGGCCACCGACTACTGCAAGCGCAAGGGTATCTTCGCCGGAGACGGCGCGGGCAACTACGGATGGCAGAAGCCCATCACCCGCGAGGCCACGGCCCAGATCATCTACAATCTGCTGGAGGCCGCCGGTATGCTGGACAAGCTGCCGGACGTGAAGTGAGATATTCCCACTTTTTGTACCAAAACGATAAAGGTTGTAAATCTTTATTACAAAGATAGTCCTTTTCCGTGGTACTGTCAAGGTGCCAAGGAGGGGCTTCGTGTGAAGATTTACGATTTTGAGGGACAAAAGAATATCTCCGGCGACCGCATCCACCAGGTGCGGGCGACCAAACGCATCTCCCAGGCGGACCTCGCCGCAAGGATGCAGGTCAAGGGCGTGTTCATTGAGCGGGAGGCCATCAGCAAGATAGAGACCGGGGACCGTTTCGTGACGGACTACGAGCTGATGATCTTTGCCGAGGTCCTGGGCGTGACGATGGACTGGCTGACCGGAAAAGAATAAAAAATTTTGAAATCCCCCTACGGATAGTAGGGGGATTTTTGCATCTTCCGGGGCTATTGACATGGCCGAAAAAAGTGTGCTAAAGATATACAAAAGCTATGCAAAAGTATTGCAAATGGAGGTTTTCCTATGCCGAGATATAAGGGCGCACACTTGACCTGGAACGACAGATTGACCATTGAAAAAATGCTCCGCGAGGGGTACAGCAAGCCGCAGATCGCCCGCTATCTTGGCGTGCATCACAGCACGGTCTACGACGAGTGCCGGAGGGGTGCGGTGGAGCTGAAACGCAGCGACCTGACCTCCTATATCTCCTACTCCGCCGATGTTGCCAAGGACTACCACCTGGACCGCAAGAAGAACATGGAAAAGCCTCTGAAAATCGGCAAAGACCACCGGCTGGCCCGGTGGCTGGTCAAAACCATCTCCGAGGGGTATTCCCCGTCTGCTGCCTGCTCCATGCTGGGCAAAACGCCGGAGACCACCTTCTCCTGCACATTATGTCGTCAGACTGTGTATAAGTACATCGAGAACGGGGACCTGTGGCCCCTGACCAACAAGGAGCTGCGCTACAAGAGCGACCAGAAGCGGACCTACAACCGCGTGAAAGCAGCGAAAGCCCCCAGAGGGGACAGCATCGAGCATCGCCCGGAGCACATCAACAACCGGGAGGAACCGGGCCACTGGGAGATGGACAGCGTAGTGGGTAAGAAGGGCACCAAGGCCGCCCTGTGCGTCCTCACCGGACGCGTGACGCGGGACGAGATCATCCGCAAGATGCACGACGACACCGCCGCCAGCGTCGTGGGTGTTCTGGACCGGCTGGAGCGGCGCATGGGGACTGCTATGTTCCGGCAGGTGTTCAAGAGCATCACCGTGGACAACGGGAGCGAATTTGCCGATTGCAAGGGCATGGAGCGCTCCTGTCTGCTGCCCGGAGAGAAACGCACCCACGTCTACTACTGCCACCCCAGGTCCCCCGGAGAGCGCGGCAGCAACGAGAAGCAGAACCAGCTTATCCGGTGGTTTTTCCCCAAGGGCACGGACTTCCGCAAGGTATCGCAAAAAGAGGTGCGCCGGGTCCAGGACTGGATAAATAATTACCCACGGTTAATCCTGGACTGGCACACCTCTGCGGAGCTTTTCAACGTGTTCCTTGCAAGTCTATAAAGCCTATAAAAAATTTTTCAAAGAAATTCGGGTTTTAGTATTGACATTTGGCACCGCAAATGCTATCGTAAAACCCGAAGGATGAAACAGTCCTTCGGGCTTTATTTTTTCCCAGGAAAGGGGGTGCGCGTGATGGCCTGCAAGTACCTGGATTTCCAGGACCGAAAGAAAATCGCAAAGATGTACCAGGAGGAAGCCCGCGTGCTGGACATCGCCTACAAAATCGGATGCCACCCCGCAACGATCTATGAGGAGCTGCGACGAGGCGACACGGGCAAGCTGGACAAAAACCAGCGCCCGGAGTATGACCCCCGCCTGGCTCAAAGGACGTTTCAAGAGGCAATCCGCCGCCGGGGCAACCGACGGACCACCACGACCGCCGAGAGCGGCCAGTAAACAAAAGAGACCTGCTAAGAAAAGTCAAAAGGAGGACATGGTCAGCCAGTTGCTCCCCTTATTGTAGCTTAGGCAAAGAGATGGAAAAAGCCCAGCCGGATGCTGGGCTTCCAACCAAAACTTATTGTAATAGGAGGACAAGGACATGAAAATGAAGGACCTGGCCCTGGCACAGGTACGTCGGGGCGAACGCTTCACCCTCGACGGCGTGGAGTTTGTGAAGCTGGAGGACGACCTGGACGCCGCCTTTGCGGTGGCCGCCGACACGCTGCCGGAGTGCTGCCAGTTCGAGGACGACGACGCCGAGCGGGAGGACCACAACAACTATGCGGGCAGCCTGCTTTCCAAGACCGTGGAGCGCTGGCTGCGGGACAAGCACCCGGCCATCTTCTCCGCCGTGGTGGAGCGGCCCATCGACCTGACCACCATGGACGGCATGACGGACTACGGCAAGCCCCTGGCCGTCGTGCGGGCGCTGACCATTGACGAGTACCGAAAGCACCGCAGCGTCCTGCCGCTGACCTCCAAGCCCTATTGGTTGGCAACGGGCTGGACAACCAACAGCTCCCCGCGCTCGGATGGCAACTACGCGTACCGCATCAACGCCGTCGGCACCGTGGGCTACTGCCGCGTGTACTACGCCCACTTCGCGCCGCGTCCCGCTTTGTATCTGAAATCCTCTATCCTTGTATCGGTTGAGACCGAGGACGAGGGCAAGGCGCTGGCCGATTACAGCGACACGGACCTTATCGACGAGCTGTACCGCCGCAGGAGAAGCACCTATGACCCGGACTGAACGGCGGAGGCGGCAGCAGCGCCGCCGCAGGGCCGCGATGCAGAGAGCCGCCTGCCTGGCGCTGGCCCTTCTGGCCGTGGCTGCGGCGTTCGCCTGGAGCGGGCGTCCGCAAGCACCAGAGGCCCCGGATGCCACCGTGCCGGTGACGGCAACGGCGCTTCCGGCGGAGACACCCGCGCTGGAACCCATCACGCTGGAGTTTGAGGACCAGGAGGCCATCGACCCGATGGAGGCGTCCAAGGTGGCCCTGGCAAAGATGGTGTGGGGCGAGGCACGGGGCTGCTCCACCACGGAACAGGCGGCCACGATCTGGTGCGTGCTGAACCGCTACGACAGCGGGGACCGCTTCTGGGCCGACACGGTGGAGGGCATCACGACCCAGCCCTGCCAGTTCTACGGCTACGACCCCGGCAACCCGGTGGACCCGGACATCCTGGCCCTGGTGGAGGACGTGCTGGCCCGCTGGATGGCCGAGAAGGAGTGCGTAGGCAGCGTGGGCCGGGTGCTGCCGAGGGAATACCTGTACTTCACCGGAGACGGCGTACACAACTACTTCACCACGGAGTGGCAAGGCGGGCAGACCTGGGACTGGTCCCTGGAAAGCCCGTATGAGGAGGACTGACTATGAAATATGCCGCAATCATCACCTACACTACCGGGGAAAGAACCGGGGCAGCGGTTTCAGCCAACGGGCTGGAGGCTGCATGGGAGAAGGTTTTCAGCCTGTTCTCAAAAGCTGATGTGCGGGCCGTGGAGCTGGCCGCAATCTTGACCCCGGAGCGTGACCGGAAATGAATATCGTTTCATTCGGCGGCGGGACCAATAGCACCGCAATGATAATCGGAATGTACCTCCACAAAATTCCGATTGACCTGATTTTGTTTGCTGACACCGGCGGAGAACAGCCGCACACCTACAAATTCATCGAAATCTTCAATGGCTGGCTGGAAAAGCACGGGCTTCCGCAAATCATCTCCGTGCAGTATCACGACAAGGACGGCAACCGCCTGACGCTGGAACAGGAGTGCATCAACAGCGGGACGCTGCCCTCCATCGCCTACGGCTTCAAGCGCTGCTCCCTCAAGCACAAGATCAGCACGCAAGAAAAGTTCTGCAACAACTACCAGCCTTGCAAGGATGTGTGGGCCAGCGGCCAGCGCGTCCATAAGTTCATCGGCTACGACGCCGGAGAGACCCGGCGCATCCAGCACGCGGCCCCCATTGACGAAGCGGACAAGAAGTACGAAAAACACTATCCGCTCTATGTGTGGGGCTGGACCCGTGAGGAATGCGTGCGCGTAATTGAACGGGCCGGACTTCCGAAACCGGGGAAAAGTTCCTGCTTCTTCTGCCCCTCCATGAAAAAGAAGGAGATACAAGCCCTTTGGGAGAACTACCCAGAACTATTCCGCCGGGCGGTGGCGCTTGAGCACGGGTCCGCAGCGACCAATACGAGCGTCAAGGGCCTGGGCCGTAATTGGTCCTGGGAGCACTATCACGACGAGTTTATGGAGAATAAGGCTTTCGAGGACGCGCAGATAACCTTCGATGAATTATTCCCCGACAGCCCCGGCGGCTGCCTCTGCGGCGCTCCGTGCGGCTGCTGCGACGGATAGGCGGGGCCTCGATATGGAGCTGACCCACCTTTCCCTGTTTTCCGGCATCGGCGGCCTGGACCTGGCCGCCGAGTGGGCGGGCTTCCGCACCGTGGGACAATGCGAGTGGGCTGACTACCCCACCAGGGTCCTGGAGAAACATTGGCCGGACGTTCCACGCTGGCGGGACATTCGGACTTTGACAAAGGAGAGTTTCTGTGAACGGACCGGACTACGAACAGTTGACATTATTTCCGGCGGCTTCCCGTGCCAACCCTTCTCCAAGGCCGGACAGCGCAGAGGCAAGAGCGATGACCGCTACCTCTGGCCGGAGATGCTTAGAGTTGTCGACGAGCTGCGGCCCACTTGGGTCATTGGAGAGAATGTTGCTAACATCCTCAATCTGGCGCTCGACGATGTGCTTTCTGACCTGGAAAGTAAAGGCTACACCGCACGGGCGTTTATGGTTCCAGCTCGCGGCGTCGGCGCTCCGCACCAAAGATACCGATTTGCAATCGTGGCCCACGCCGACGGCGATGGACGCGGCGGGGCTGGCCCGGCACCTGCGGAAGGACGCGACATCCACCAGGTCATTGCTTCTATGCCAGAAGGTGGCCTACCTGGCGGGGGGGGGTACTGGAAATCTGAACCCGGAATGGACCGAATGGTTGATGGGCTTCCCAACTGGATGGACAGAGTTAGATGCCTCGGAAACGCGGTGTGCCCGCCCCAGTTCTTCCCCTTCTTCCAACAAATCAGACTGATAGAGGAGGCAGAGCATGAACCGACTACAAGAGCGGCGGATGGCGCTGGGCCCAGCCGCAGGTGTCCGCCAGACTGAAAGAAACGGAACCCAGGGCTGATGTGGGCATGGTGAGCCGGTATGAGAAGGGCGTATGCCTGCCGACGGCGGACCAGCTCAAGGCCCTGGAGGATGTCCTGGGGGCGTCCAGGACGGAACTCTACGACGCGGAGGACCTGGACCTGCTGGGGGCGCTGCCGACGGCAGAGAGCCGCAGCGAGGCCAGCGAGACGGAGACCGCGCCGCCTACCGCGCCCACCGGGCGCTTCCGCAAATGTTACCGCATCAGCCGCGAGTTCGCGGCGAGCCTGCCGGACGACCTGCTCCAGGTGTGCGGGTACTCGTCCTGGCAAAGCTGGCATGACGCAGCCCTCAAGCGGCTGTTAGGAGAATATGCGGCCCGGAAGCGGGCCACCAAAAAGGAGGATAAAACCGCATGAGTGACCAGTTGGACAAGAAAAGCATCCTTGAGATGTCAATGGGTGCAATCCTGGAGCGCGTGGACTATGAGATGGGCAAGGTGATGGACAACATCCTGGACCCCAACACCAAGGCCACCGCCAAGCGCAAAATCTCCGTGACCCTGGAGCTTATCCCCAGCGCGGACCGCCGGACCATCACGGTGCAGAGCACGGCCAAATGCTCCCTGACCCCGACGGACCCCGTGACCACGAGCCTCTACATCACCAACGCGCCCAGCACCGGCGAACTGCTGGTGGCCGAAATGGTGCCCCAGGTCCCCGGCCAGTTGGCTTTCGACGGTGAGGAGCAGGACCACCCCAAAATCTTGAAGTTCAAACGCCAGGCGTAACGCCATGATCTGAAAGGAGTATTCATCATGCTGAAAGAATTTGCCCAGTACCTCGTGTCCCTCAAGAACAACCAGACCTACAACATCCACGGCGACACCTACTCTGACCACGACCTGGTCCGCATCGAGCCTCACATTGACCGGCCCTCCAACCTCGCCGTCTCCGGCCTGGACAGCATCGTGAAGCTGGTCCGCAACGAGCTGGATATGTTCGAGAACCTGCCCGTGTTCATCCGCGTGGACGACGCCCGCACGGTCTCCGTATTCACCACCTACGACGACGTGATGCACCGCGACGGCCTCTACACCGCGAAATGCGACGTTCCGGGCTTCCGTGACGGCTTCCGCGAGTACGAGAAGGCCATCATCGAGCTGCGGAGCAAGTTTGCCCCCGGCTCCGGCGTGGACTACCTGCTGGACCTGCTCTCCCGCATGAGCAAGGACAGCGGCGTGACCACCCGCGACAACGGCGTGAGCCAGGAAGTGGAGGCCCGCCAGGGCGTCTCCCTCAAGGCGCTGGTGCAGGTCAAGCCCCGCGTGGCCCTGCGCCCCTTCCGCACCTTCCTGGAGGTGGAGCAGCCGGAGAGTGAGTTCCTGCTGCGTCTGGACGATGACGGCAACGTGGGCCTGTTCGAGGCCGACGGCGGGATGTGGCAGCAGCCGGCCAAGGCCAGCATCACGGCCTACTTCGAGGACAAGCTGGCCCAGGAGGTTAAGGACGGCAAGATCGTCGTGATGATGTGATGCAGCCGCAGGTCATCATCTGCAAGGACCGGGCGGAATGGCTGGAGGCCCGCAAGGATGGGCTGGGGGCGTCTGACGCCGCCGCCCTCCTGGGCCTCTCCCCCTGGAAAACCAACGTGCAGCTCTGGGAGGAGAAGTGCGGGCTGGTCATCCCGGAGGACATCGGGGACAAGCCCTATGTGCGCTACGGCAACGACGCGGAGCCGCTGCTGCGCTCCTTCTTCGCCCTGGACCACCCGGAATACCGGGTGAGCTTCACCCCCTACAAGATCATCAAGCACCAGGACCTGCCCTTCATTACCTGCACCCCGGACGGGGAGCTGGAGGAGACCGCCACCGGGCGGCTGGGCGGCCTGGAGATCAAAACCACGGAAATTCTATCCTCCACCGGCTGGACCCATTGGAAGGGGCGCATCCCCACGGAGTATTACGCCCAGGTGTGCCAGCAGATGCTCCCCCCCGGGGGGCGGGTTGGGGCGGGTCTATCGTCGATCAAGTACACCACGGCGGAGGGCGAGGACCGGAAAGAGACCCGGCATTACAAAATCGAACGGGCGGATGCCGAGGACGACATCGCCATCATCCGGCGGGAGGCGGTCCCCTTCTGGCGCTGCGTGGAGCAGCGGCAGAAACCAAACCTCAAGCTCCCGCCTATCTGAACAGGAGGACAACATGAGCATGGAATTTGTGATGGGCAACAGCCTGGAGACTTTGCCCAAGACGATAGACTTTAACTTTGAGGAGCTGAAAGGCCAGCTTGCGGAGAGCCTGGCGCTGTACACCGGCCTGGTGGTAACAGAGGACGGCATCAAAGGTGCCAAGGAGGACCGCGCCAAGCTGAACAAGCTGCGGGAGGCCCTGGAGAACAAGCGCAAGGAGGTCAAGCGCGAGTGCATGGCCCCGTACACCGACTTTGAGGCCAAGGTGAAGGAGCTGGTGGGCCTTATTGACCAGCCCATCGCCGCCATCGACGCGCAGCTCAAGGAGTACGAGGAGAAGCGCCGGGCGGACAAGCGGGCCGCCATCCTGGAAATCTACGAGGAGACCGTGGGCGAGCTGCGGGCGCTGCTCCCCTTTGAGAAGCTGTGGCAGGACACCTGGTACAACACCAGCGTGACCATGAAGAAGGTCCGGGAGGCCATCGTCGCGGCGGAGAACAAGGCTGCGTCCGATCTGGAGGTCCTGGCTACCGTGGAGAGCGAGTTTGCCGAGGCCGTCAAGATCAAGTACCTGGAGCACCTGGACTTGAACGAGGCCCTGATGGAGCGTTCCCGCCTCCGGGAGCGGGCCGAACGCCTGCGGGAGTATGAAGCCCAGCGAGCAGCCCAGGCCGCCAACCTGGCGGAGGAACAGCGCAAGGCGGAGGCGACGCGGGGCGCAGAGCAGACCCCGGACCCCGCCGCCAATGCGGCCCAGGCCGGGACCTGGGAACCCGGCGGCGGTGAGACCGTGGAGGAGACCATCTACCTGCTGCGCTTTGAGTGCCAGGTGACAAAGGACCAGGCGGCGGAGCTTTCCCGCTGGCTGAAAGAACGGAACATTTCGTATAGGAGGGTTTAATCATGGCCGTGAACAATTCTTTGCAGAGCCGCAGCGGCGGCAAGCCCAAGTTCAGCGTGGCTATCCAGACGCCGATGTACCAGAAGCTCGTGAACGACACCCTGGGAGACCCGGACCGCGCCCGGCGCTTCGTGGCTGCCATCAGCTCCGCCGTGGCCGTAAACCCGTCCCTCCAGGAGTGCGACGCCGGGACGGTGCTGACCGCCGCCCTGCTGGGTGAGAGCCTGAACCTGTCCCCCTCCCCGCAGCTCGGCCAGTATTACATGGTCCCCTACAAGGACAAGAAGCGCGGCACCGTGGCCCAGTTCCAACTCGGCTACAAGGGCTACATCCAGCTTGCAGAGCGCAGCGGCCAGTACCTCGACATCGACGCGTTCCCCGTGGTGGAGGGCGAGTACAGAGGCCGGGACCGCTTCACCCGCCGCCCCATCCTGGAGTTCCTGGAGGACGACGGAGACCGGGAGAGCCGCCCCGTGGTGGGCTACTACGCCTACTTCGAGCTGAACAACGGCTTCCGCAAGGTGCTGTACTGGAGCAAGGACAAGATGCTGGCCCACGCGGACCGCTACTCCCAGGCGTTCCACCTGGAGGCCCGCGAGGCCCAGGACCCCCGGTACAGCCGCGTGTCCTACGCCGACTTCGTGGCGGGCAACTACCCCAAGGGCGACGAGTGGAAGTATTCCTCCTTCTGGTACAAGGACTTCGACGGGATGGCCTGCAAGACGATGCTGCGCCAGCTTATCAGCAAGTGGGGCATCATGTCCATTGACCTCCAGAAAGCCCTTGCAAGCGACGAGGCGGCCATTGGCACCGACGGGAGCAAGAATTACCTGGACGCACCCGAAAACGCGCCGGAGGCCCTTCCAGAGGCCAACCCGGAGACCGGGGAGGTCATCGAACCCAGCAGCGATACCGCGCCGGAGCTGCCCGACGGCATCTTCGAGGATGCAACGGGGCAGCGGGCGCTTGCGTAAGGAGGCATCCGTATGCCCAAGACCAACGAGAAAGACGCCTATTTCTTCTCCCACGACTGCAACGCCCGCAACGACCCCAAAATTCTGGCCCTCCGCTCCGTCTACGGGGCGGAGGGGTACGGGGTGTACTTCATGCTGGTGGAGATACTCCGGGAGCAGCCGGAGTACCGGCTGTCCGTGAACAAGTACATTTGGAATACGCTTGCAATGCAAATGCAGGTGGAAGCATCCCGCCTGGAGCAGATCATCGCAGATTGCTGCACAGAGTTTGCAGAAAACGGCAGCACGCTTTTGGTGAACGACGGCGAGTATCTTTACTCCGCTTCCCTTCTCCGGCGCATGGGGAAGGTGGACGACATCTCAAACCTCCGCCGGGAGGCAGCGCAAAAACGCTGGAAAAATCAGCCTTGCAAGGCCGACGACGGCAGCGGAGCATCCACCAGTAATGCAAATGCAGAGCAAACCGATGCAAATAAAAGAAAAGCAAAGCAGAGTAAAGAAAAGCAAAGCAAAGCAGAGGAAAAGAAAACAAAGGAAACTATCTTTGCGGACTTCGCCTCCGGCGACGCCGACCTGCTTTCCGCTCTGCAAGACTTCGAGGCGATGCGGAACAAGATCAAAAAGCCGATGACGGACCAGGCCAAGAAGCGCCTGGTCACGGAACTGGAGAAGCTGGCCCCCGGAGACCGGGACACCCAGATCGCCATTCTGCACCAGAGTGAGGACCGCTGCTGGGCGGGCGTGTTCGCCCTCAAGGACGACAGGCCCTACCAGCCCAGCCGCAGCGGCAGACCCCAGCAGGCCAGCACGGGCGAGAAGATGGACGCCCTGCGAGACCTGCACGACGAGTTCAGCGGCCTATGACCAGGGCGGAAGTGACGGAAATCTTCGCGGTGCTGATGATGGCCTACCCCAACGCGGAGATGTTCAAGGCCCCGGACAAGGACAGCCTAAAGGCCAAGCTGGCCCCGACCATCACGCTCTGGACCACCTGCCTGCGGGACATCGACTTCTGGGCGGCCCAGCAGGCGGTCATCCGGGTGTGCCAGACCTGCAAATTCCCTCCGACCATCGCGGAGATGCGGGAGGCGGCGGAGGCCGTTCTGCACGAAACCAAGGCGGAAATCAGCAATGCCTACCTGATGGCCCGCAGCGAGCTGCAACTGGCCCGGCTGGCTGGCCGGACGAAAGAGCAAGCGCTGGAGGGGATGCCCACCAGGACCCGGAAGGTCATCGAGGCCATGGGCGGCATCGACGCGTTCATGCCGCCGGACAAGAAATACTTCGAGATGGAGCGCTTCGAGCAAACCTACGAGACGATGCTGCGGAAGAACCCCATCGGCCTGCCGGGCAGCACGGCAGGACAGCGACAAATCACGGAATGAGCAAGGGGGGCGGACAAATGGCTGGCTACTCACACAAGACCTGGGCGTGCCCGTTCTTTCGCTGGGACGAGCGGCTGTGCGTCCGCTGCGAGGGCGGCTGCATGAGTTTCCCGGACCGGGAGGCCCTGGCCGAGTACGCGGACCGCTACTGCGCCAACCTCCAGGACTGGAAAAGCTGCACGGTGGCCGCCAACCTGCTGAAATACTACGAGAGGACGGAGTGACATGGAAAGAAACGTCGATAAGATCAAGCGCCTGGAGCATGAGTTGGGGCGCTGGCGCAAGAAGGTGGCCGACACGGCCAAGGAGAACGAGGAGCTGCGGGAGGCCCTGGCCCAGGCGGATGCCGGAAACCAGGAGACCCAGGCCCTTGTGGACGCTGTGCTCACCGCCGTGGTGCTGGAGCACGGGGAGCGGGCCATGGACCCGGACGCCCCGGAGACGGCCCTGGGCTGGCGGCTGGCTGTCCCGTTCTTCTCCGTCAAGGAGATGCGGGAGAAGTACGAGATACACGCCCGGCGCGGCGAGGACGGCAAGTACATCCTGGGCGTGATGGAGCGGAGGTCCGACTTATGAGCGTGCGCCGACAGACGGCCAACCGGCTGACCCTGTTTCGCACCTGCGGCACCTGCGGAAAGCAGATCGTGACCACGGCGGACACCCCCTGGGTGCGCCAGGTGGAGCGGGACGGCAAGCGGCAGGCCACGACGTACTTCTGCTCCGAGGGCTGCTTTGCTGCCAGCTATAAGCACATCGGCTGGTTTGACGGCAAGGCCGAGGAGCGCCGGAGGCTGAAAGACCGGAGCCGGGACCCGGAGAAGGAGCGGGCACGGCACCGGGCATACCAGCAGGCCCACCGGGAGGAGCTGCGGGAAAAGGCCCGGCTGCGCCGCCTCACGAACCCCGGCCTGTCCGCCGCCGACAGTGCCTACGCCCGGCGCAAGCGCAAGCTGATAGCGGAGGAGGCGCAGGCAAATGCTGGATAAGACCCCGCTGGAGATGGCCCTGGAGCGGGAGGGCCAGATCGAATACTGCGACGAGTGCGAGTATGTGCGCGTCGTGGACAACACAGTTTTCTGCGGCCTGTCCGGGAAGCTGCTGCACCCCATGATGTTTCTGCGGGGGCAGGGCTTCGGCCCGGCCCGCCGCTGCACCAAACGGAAGGAGGCACGAGAGATGGGACTGACCGCCGCAGACCTGCAACGCATGGGGCCGGAGGCCCAGCGCCAGGTCATGGAGAAACTGGGCATCGTGGGCAAGACCAAGGCCCCCAAGTACCACAACCAGCCGGACAGCCGGGGCAACCTCCGCTTCGACAGCAAGAAGGAGGCCAGGCGTTACGACGAGCTGATGCTGATGCTCAAGGCCGGGCAGATACGAAACCTGCGCCTCCAGCAGCAGTACACCCTCCAGGAGAGCTACATCACGGAGACCGGCGAGCGGGTCCGGGCCATCCACTATGTGGCCGACTTCGCCTATGAGCGCCCCACCGCGCCGGA